AACCTCCTTGTGGAGGTTACTCTGAGTTTCTCTTAACAGAGTTACTCTGGTGTATTCACACTACTACTGTTATGTGGCTACCAATTCGTGAGATACTGGAACCTGCTCGTTCGTATTCGGGTTATTCTGAATTAATTCAGCCCCCGCATACGAGATTCCCCTCTTTGGGGTATAACATCGATGTTATGCCAGCCTATGTGTCTCGTTTCGAGGCACTAGATACTGTCAGAAGTACCGATGAGGATTCGAACCCTCAAACGTTTGACTTCGCGAAAGCGAAATCCACGTTTGGTCTGTTCAATGCGTGTCAACACTATAAACGTGAAGTCACCATTAATCCTGGCAGCATATCATATGATACGGACTATAGAAATAATGGAATCCCACTCCGTCGTTTGTGGGATTACAACTTCTTTGGTCTTCCAGCTCACCCTGCGGCCTTTTTCGGTGCAGCAGATTTTAATCATCTGTCTGCACTGTATCACGGTCCAATTGATGGGGTCTATAGAGACCACAATCACTTGGTGGACGCTGCTCTTGCGAGCATGCTTCCGGGTATACGTCCTAAGACTTCTCTCATAAATTCAATTTATGAGTTGAAGGATTATAAGACTATACCCCGTACACTAACTGCTATTGAGGCTTCTGTTGCACAACTTTCGAATAAGTTTTCGAAGAAATTGTGGAACAAATTTACCTTACAGCAGATAGTGAAAGGTCCGGCTGACGTTAACTTACAGTTTAAGTTTAACATCATGCCTTTGTTACAAGACATTACCAACGTTTCTTTTTCCGTTGGTGTTGTCAATAGTAAGCTTAAGCAGCTTACCGCTAACTCGAAGAGACCGATTCGCGCCCATTGGGGTGCTAATTTGTCTCAGTTACGGGATTCTAACGATTCGATAACTATGAACTCGGGAGCAAGCTCCCCTGCTCAGGTTACCCTTCGTCAGACCGTGACTTATCTTGTTAAGCGTTTCCAGGCCACTTTGGAATATCATTATGAAATTCCAAATTATTCGGAGAGGGAAGGCCTTCTCCGCGGACTAGCAGACTATAATGGCGTGGTTTTGTCACCACAAGTCATTTGGAATGCTATTCCGTTCTCGTTTGTAGTTGATTGGGTCGCGGGCGTAGGCCCGTGGCTTAGTCAGTTTACACCGAGGCAGCTGGAAGTTGTAACGCACATAACTAAGTTCGGATGGTCCGTAAAGGTAGTTCGAGAAATCGACTACTATATGGAACCATTCGGACGTGTGTCGCATTGTAGGGAGCAATCCTATTTTAGGACTCCTGATCGTGCGCCACTCGTTAGCTCGTTGAAAACGAGCGGGTTGAACCAAGAAGAGTTCAACCTCGCTACTTCGCTTGCCATAGGGCTCTCGAAGTAGTATTCGTTAACGAAGGCAACATAATGCTACCTACAAACCTAAACACAAATGAAGTGAAGAATTCAGCCGGTACCGAAGTCGAGTTTTCTCGGCTGAGTACCCTGGATCGTTCTGTAACCTTCGCTCAAGTAAGCGAAACGCCTAACCTCCCGCATCGGCTCAAGGTTTCCCACCTTGAGACCGGTACAGGAACGGCTTTGCGTCGTCGCTCCGTTGCACGCTTTGACAAAACTGTCACAGGCGCATCTGGAGCTCCTCGCACTATCTCCGCTTATGCTGTTCTCGATATCCCGCAGGGCGATATCGGAGCGCTATCGGAGGTTGCAAACGTAGTCGCCGAATTAAACTCGTTTCTCTCCACAACTGGAGCTGGAACGACTGTATTATTCGACGGCACGGGTTACGGAACTGCTGCTCTTATCAATGGTTCTCTTTGAGAACTATTTGCCACTGGTCTAGTCTATAGTAATATAGGCTTTTCCCAATCGCATTATATGATAACGACAGCACTTCCCCAGCGCTATGTCGCGCTGGTTATTGCTATTGTGGCTTGGCACCTTGTTATACTTGGTGTCGGCTGCACGTTCGAGAAGTTCGCAGTATCCGTCGAACACGGGGCTTTAAGCCCTTCTTCGACGAATATGGTTAGCACACGTGTGCTCCCCTAGCGTTTCGGGGATTAACTGATCGTTGAAGAAACGATCAACTACTATCCGAATACTTCCCTAGCAATAGTTCATATAGAGACGTTATGGTTATCACCATAGGGCACTCTTGCCCTTGCGTCTCTAATTTGGATTATGCCCATGTACTAGCTTTCCATAACCACTCGTTGATGAAGCGAGTTAAATATGGACTGTTAGCTTGGGCATAATCTTTTCTTGTGTTTAGTTCAGAGTAAGGCGGTTGTTGCTCTAGGAGTTATACCTTATGGTTAACAATAAGAGCCTAGATCCGTATAAACAGATCATCGCCGCTTTACTGTCTGATGTGCAAACATCTCGCAGTAGCGTGTTTACACCACGTTCTCTACGTCTCACGATCCGTAAGGTTCATGAGCGCATGGAACGGGAAGGCCTGAGTTTTCTCACGAAAACTCTTCCTCGTCTCGGTAAAGCCTTTGATAAGGCCTTATCGGGAGATGTACCATTAGTCTCTATTGGCTGGTCACTTTGTGATCATTCCAATAGTAAGCTTCCCAAATTCTTGGGTGAGCTATACCAATGCATATTCTCTCACGACGGTTGGGTTCTTCCAACACCCTGTGTAGAATGCATCAAACACATTCGGGATATATTGTTCGCGTTTTATAAACTCGAACTCCCTTATGCGCCTGAAGACGAAGCGAAAGTTCTTTCTCTGTTTGAAAAGACAGAGAAGGATATTTCTTCGTACAACGAACTGTTCGCTAGAATTGCGAACGGTATCGATAGCAATCCTTCTTACATTAATGAGGTTCAACCCATTGATGCCAGAAGGATCATCCGCAAAGCCCGTATTAGACTCGCAAGAGTCTTTTCGGGCTTTGATCCACTGGATATTCGACCAAGGCACGGACCTGGAGCCGTTTCCACTCGGGAACGTCTTTGGGGTAAGTACTCTTGGTCGCGAATTAATCCTAGGATCAACTCGTTGTACCCATTTGACGCCTATTTTTGCGCGTCCCTTGGGCACATCTGTGACTCTTACAAGTCTTTTTCAAGACTTGAAGAGGTGGAATCTTCTGCCAAGGTTATCCTTGTGCCGAAGGACTCACGTGGACCTCGTCTAATCTCTTGCGAGCCATTGGAATTCCAATGGATTCAGCAGGGATTAGGTGACGCCATTGTACGTAGAGTGGAATCCCATCCTTTAACTAGGTGGAACATCCACTTCACAGACCAAAAGCCAAACCAGTTCGCGGCCCTTTTAGGGTCTAGAACTGGTCGTTACGCTACACTTGACTTGAAAGAGGCAAGTGATCGTATAACCGTTGGTCTCGTTCGCTTACTGTTTCCAGAGCCTCTTCTCGAGGCTCTTTTATGCAGTAGGTCACAGTCGACAATCCTCCCTAACGGGTCAGTACTTCCTTTAGATAAGTTTGCACCAATGGGGTCAGCTTTATGCTTTCCGATATTGGCACTTACTGTCTGGGCTATACTATCCGCAGCCGAGGATGATGCAGATGCTCGAAAGAGCATCCTAGTGTACGGCGATGATGTAATAGTAGAAACGGCGAAAGCCGTGCACGCTATTAAATGGCTCGAAGCATTTGGTTTACTCGTAAACCGTGACAAGAGCTGTACCAGCGGATTCTTTAGAGAATCATGTGGCATGGATGCTTATAAAGGCATCTGTGTGACTCCTGTACGTATTCGTACAACCTGGGCATATCGTCCATCCCCGAATGTTTATACTAGCTATATTAGCTATGCTAATTCCTATTATAAACAGCACTTCTATAAGACCTACGAATGTATCGTAGAGCTTCTCCTCAAAGTTTATGGGGAGATTCCTGAGTTTGATGGGTATAATACCTATCCCTCACTTATTGAAGTTCCGGAGTACAACCGACCAAAGAGGACCAGACAAAATTACAAGCTTCAGAAGCTTGAACGTTTTGTTTGGGACTTAGAGGTCAAGCCCCTTAATAAACAAATAGATGGATGGTCCATGCTTCTGCGTTATTTTGCAGAAGTAGATCATTCTCCGTTTGTAAAAAGGGATTCTAGTACTCGCAGATGCAACGTTGGGGTGCTCGATGAGAATCGAGCACCTTTTTCCGTTCGGTCATACACACGCCGCGGCACAAGTCTTCTTGTGAAGCGGTGGCGATGAGGAGAGAATCGAGACTTTAAGTTTCGATTATCTTAGAGGAGA